TTGACAAAACCGAAAGATAACCTGTAAAGTGACGATTATGACAACTACATTTATTAAAAAGAACCAGATGCTCCCTCAGTACATTTACGAGGAGTTCGAAGGTCTATCCAATAACGACCACCGAGATACCTTGATTCGTTCTCTACGTTCAGCTGGCTGGACACTAGAGGCAATCTCTGCGGCATCCAGCATCACCCGTGAACGCGTAAGACAGATTGCTCTTGCTCCTAACCCAGCGGGACTATCCGTTCCGGTTGAGATTCCAGAGCCACCAGTTAAGCCAGAGAAGGCTAAGCCTGTTTATATTGAGCCGACTCCGGAGACTCTTAAGCGTCTGCTTGAACTCCAGCCTTACGCTCAGCAGGTTCGCTCGAACGGCAAAAAGTATCGTGCCGAGGCAGAAGAGTACACAGCCCTTCTAAACCACGCCCACGTCAACGAGGGTGTAACTCTCTACCGACTAGCAAAGCGTCTTGGCGTTACTCACGGTGCTCTACGTTTCCGTCTGGTTCGCTATGGCTACAAGCAGCCTGTAACTGCAACTTCGAAGGTCTACACCCCGATCGTTCAAGAGAACCGCCTAAAGTAGGGTAAAATAGCCCTATGGGTAAATCTATTATGGAGCAAATTGCTCTTCTGCCACCAGAGGAGCAGTATGCTGCATTAGCTGGAATGGATCCAGAAGCATTAATGTGGGACTGGTCTGTTTGGGGTCGCCCTGAGCAGCAAGCTCCCGAAGGTGATTGGAATATCTGGCTTGTACTTGCTGGACGTGGTTTTGGTAAAACAAGACTTGCGTCTGAGTGGGTTCGTGAGCAAGCTAGGTATACCAATACCGGCCAACGTCGTTTTGCTCTCGTAGCTCGTACTGCAGCTGACGTACGTGACGTTATCGTTGAAGGTGAGTCTGGCATTATGAATGTCACGCCTCCATCCGAGCGTCCACTGTACGAGCCGTCTAAGCGTCGTCTAACTTGGCCTAACGGAAATGTTGCCTCACTCTTTACTGCCGACGAGCCAGACGGTTTGCGTGGTCCGCAGTTCACTCACGCCTGGGGCGATGAGATTGCAGCTTGGAGACAGACTCCAGATGCCGCAGGTATGACCGCCTTTGACAACTTACGTGTTGGTACTCGTCTTGGTGCTCACCCAAAGATCCTAGTTACCACTACTCCGAAGCGTACTCCGCTTCTCTACAAACTTATTGAAGAATCCCGCACCGACCGAGTTGTCATTACTAAGGGTTCGACTATGGACAACGCTGGAAACCTTTCCGGCTCCTATCTAGACACAATGCTTGGCGTATATGAGGGAACTGCTCTAGCTCGTCAAGAGCTTTATGGTGAAATGCTTGAGGCCATGGAAGGAGCAATGTGGACGGAAGAGATTATCGAAGCTGGACGCCAGCTCTATCTTCCAACCTCAACCCCTCTTCGCTGTATTGGAGTCGACCCGTCTGTTGCCGAAAACCCGCGTGACGAATGTGGAATTGTTGTTGTTGGTTCAACTGCAGAGCATGACCTCTACAAACGCAACGCTTGGGTTCTAGAAGACGCCTCTATTCATGGTTCTCCCGATGTTTGGGCCAACCAAGTTGTAAAGATGGCTCGTAAATGGGGCTGCCCGGTGATCGCTGAAGTAAACCAGGGTGGAGCACTCGTAAGAAACGCCATTAACACAATCGACCCGACTATCAAAGTCCTTGAAGTCCACTCTAAGCAAGGTAAGCAACTTCGTGCAGAGCCAATTACTATGGCGTATCAGCAGGAACGTGTCCACCACGTAGGTCACGCGCTAACTGACCTTGAAACTCAGATGATTACTTGGATTCCAGGTGAGGGAAAGTCCCCTGACCGCGTTGACGCACTGGTTCACGCCCTTACTGCACTATTAATTAAGCCACCTCCTGGTTTTTCTGGTGGAAAAATCAGAGCAAGAAGCATGGGAGACAGAAAAATCCCTGGAATCACTAATCGAGGCGGAAGCGTGTTTAAAATCCGATGAAAATCCTTTTTGACCTATTTCCAGCCGTATTAGTTGCCGCTGCACCCGGTGTACTTGAAGATTTGGACCAAATTATGGTAGTTCCACCTACCGAAAACGCTTTTATGGTCGACAAATGCCGAATCGTGGTTGATGAAGATCTAATTATTGTCGCTGTAGATTCGCCAGAGGGTGCTAAGATCATATTTCAAGAAGAATATGACGTTTTTATCAAGAATCGCCCTGGTGAAAGCAAAATTTTAACTAAAAGTGGAAAAATGCTGGCTTTCAAGCGAGACGAGAACTGCGGATGTGGGTCTAGACTTAGAAGTTGGAACCCTACTCGCACTCTAAACACTTTGAAAGGTAGATAATGCTACTGGAGCCGTTGACTTTTGTAATACTTGCGTTAGCTGCGTTTAGAGTTACTCGTGTAATTACGACTGACGTAGTTTTTGAAGCTGTTAGAGAGAGAATTTGGAAAAGATTCCCTCCATCTAAGGGTTTCGGATATCTAATCACTTGCGATTGGTGTACTGGATTTTATGTATCAATCGCTTTTGTCCTTGCTTACCTACTAGTCCCAGTAATTGTATATGTGGTATCATTAGTACTGTCCATATCTGCAATTATTGGTCTACTGGCGAATCGCTAAACCTAGGAGCCCCCTTTGGGAATTTTTAAAAAGAACGCAGACCAGCCGAGACGTAGAACTGCCACCGGCTTGCGTGCATCTGCACCACGAACCGCTACCCCAGTTGCCCCTGGCATTTCAGTAGACTCTTTTGGACTTGTTTACGCCGAACCAGTTGCCTTTAACTCTCCTCGACCACTTACTGCTGCCGCTGCACAAATTAAAATTGGTGACAGAGGCGAAGCTGAGCTTTTTAAATCCCGTCGTCAGTCAGCTTCATCTAGCTGGCAAACCGAAGCTTGGGAATACTACGACTCAATTGGCGAAGTTAAGTACGCATTCAACTTAGTTGCGTCTGTTGTCTCTCGCATCCGACTTTACGTTGCCGTTGTAGACGACCCAGCCGAGTCTCCTGTTTCAGTAGATAAGTCAAACACAATTGACCCACAGCTGGCTGCCGCAGCAAAGCGTGCCCTTTCTCGTCTTGACTCTGCTTATGGTGGTCAGTCTGGTTTGCTAAAGGACTGTGCTCTTAATCTTCAGGTTACTGGTGAGTGTTACCTAGTTCAGGTTCCAGAGCGTATCGGTTCGGGTCTTCCAGAAAGCTGGGACATTCGTTCTGTAGACGAACTCCAGGTCGACTCTAAGGGCAACTACGTTATTCAACCTCGTCGTGAAGTTGGTGGCGGTGTTCCTTCGGCTATGTCAGCTGGTAAGGGTGCTATCAAACTTCCAAATGATGCATTTATCGGACGCGTTTGGAAAGCCCACCCTCGTTACTCCCAGGAGTCCGACAGCTCGCTACGTGGTCTACTCGATCTTTGTGCGGAACTACTTCTACTTAACCGCACATTCCGTGCTACAGCCCGTTCTCGCCTCAACGCTGGTGCTCTTTACTTACCAGACGGTCTATCAGTAGCTGCGTCTCCAGACCCAGACTACCCTTATGACGAAGATGGCAACTACAACGAGCAGTACAATCCTGAAGAGGCCGCCGACGACTTTGAAGACCAGCTCATCGATGCGATGACTACTCCTATCAAGGACGAAGACTCAGCGTCTGCAGTTGTTCCACTTATTATTCGTGGTCCAGCAGAGCTTGGTGACAAGATCAAGCAGTTCAAGTTTGAGCGTTCATTCGACGCATCTCTCGTTCAGCGTGCTGACCGTGTACTAGAGCGAATCATGCAGGGTCTAGACGTCCCTAAAGACGTCGTGACGGGCCTAGCTAACGTTAAGTACTCTAACGCTCTTCAGATCGATGAAGCCCTCTACAAGGCTCACATCGAGCCATTGATGCTTCTTATTGCTGACGCACTGACTGTTGTCTACTTGCGCCCATACCTAGTTGCAAATGGCTACGCTGAAGCAGACGTTAAGCGAGTACACATCTGGTACGACCCAAGCCAAATTGCAACTCGTAACGACCGTGCATCAGATGCCGACATGGGCTTCGACAAGATGGCTGTCAGCTACGACACTTGGAGACGCGCTCACGGATTCTCAGACCAAGATGCACCTACTCCTCAGGAGCTTGGACTACGTCTGGTTATCAACAAGGGTATGATTACCCCTGAACTAACCGAGGCAATGCTTGGAGCCGTTTCACCAGAAATTATGGACTTAGTCCGAGCTAAGTCTCAGGCGAATAACCCAGCTCCGATGACGCCTGACATTCAGCAACTCCTACAAGGAACTCCACCAGGGCAGGCTGCACCAGCCGGTGCTCCAGGAGAACAGCCAGCCGCAGCCCCTGCAGAACCACCAGTCCCGCTAGCCGAACCCGAGGTATAACAATGCACAACAAAACTGATTTAGTAGAGAAGCTTTCCCACCTTCTCTCTGACGTTATAACTATGAGATCGGTGGCTCAGGGCTACCACTGGAACGTTAAGGGCATCGAGTTTACTCAGATGCACGAACTATTCCAAGAAATCTACGAAGACATAGACAGCTCTGTTGACCCGCTAGCTGAGCAGATCCGTAAGCTCGGATATGACTCTCCATACTTCCTAACAGACTTCGTTGAGATGACCTGTCTTGGAGACATGCCTAGACTTTCTGGCGACCCAGTTCAGATGTTGGAGTCACTACTAAACGTAAATAACTCTGTAAACGCATGTATCCTCGGAGCTTTCCAACTAGCTGACGCTTGCAACGAGCAGGGCATTGCCGACTTCCTAGCCGGTCGTGACGACATGCACAAAAAGTGGGGCTGGTACCTACGCTCCTCACTTGGTATTAGATAACCATGTCGAACTACCTAAGAGATGTCTTAGGTGCTGATAACTCCTCTTCAGAATTCGCTCAGCCCCAAGGACTGGTTGCAGACGTTGGGCCTGACATCCCTGGTGGAGAGGGAGCCAACAAGGGAGCTTGGCGAGAGCAACTTCGCGATCGTCTTGGCCAGTTTGCCAAGATGTTCGGCATGGTTCTATTTGATATAGAAATTGAAGGCCTAGGAAGAATAACCGGCCATGGCGAGCTAGTAGAAATTGTACGTCCCCAGGTTGGTCTGGTTCGAATCAAAAATCATCCGATTCTTTCGGACATCGACATCGAGATTCCTGCAGACAATTTAGAGGCTATAGACGCTGTTATCAAAGATGCAGACTTCGAACGTGCCACTGGAAAAACTCTTCCAAAATCTAAATCTACAGAACTAAAAGACTCAATCACCGGAGACGAGGCTCTTCAAAAGATTTATGGCCAGATGGGCCTTCACGCTAAAAAGTCTGGAAGATTTGCTGTTGGACGTAGCGTCAAAGATGTTAGAGCTGCCGCCAAAGAAACTTACAAGACTGTCTATGAAAAACTCAAAGGCGAGTATCCAGATCTTGTGTCCGAGTTCCCTGACTACGAGTCTTACTGGGAGTATGCTTCAAATAGTCTTGCAGCTGGGGTCTTCACTAGGTGGGCCGACTCGGTTGACGATATTCCTGAACTAACTAAAGCCAGCAACAAAATCTATGCCAGAGAGATCCTTGGTCTCAAGGAAGACGGCATGATTGAGTTCTATCGCAACTCTATAAATCACAAGAGCAGCGAAGAACTTGCTGGGGCTGGCTACGCGTCCCTAGACCGCCGCATGGCCTGGGACTACAACTCTTATTTGATTAAGTATGAAGACAATGGGCTTACTGAAAATGATGGACGATACATTGTCAAAGCAAAGCCAGACGAAGTAACTGGACTTCTCGGCATCAGCGGAGCTGAAGACGAGTATGGTGTTGTAGTCGGTCTTGATGTTACTTCTCAGCCTGGTCGTGTTACACGCGTAGGCGATCTAGAAATGCAGCAGGTTGCTCCGTGGAGCAATGATATTCAGACATTCGACCGAAGTGGCGGTGGCTCTCCGTTCAGACGCGTCAGCCCTGCCTCCCAGTTTGAAGTGTTTGCTACTGAAACCCCAGTTCCAGGGGAAAACTACTCGGACTTCTATGAAGCCTTTAATCTTGATAAAGAATCTAGACCCATTCCAACCAAGTGGGATGAAATGTTTGGCGAAGGATCATTCGACGCCTTGAATGGTGACTACCCAGGTTATAGAAGTATTCAACGTCTTTTTATTGATGCCGGTGATGGCAAAGTTGGTCTAGACATGATGGAGTTAGACCAGATCAGTTCCCGTGATTCTCAGGATCCGCAGGCAAACGACACCTACGACAAAACTCTAAAAATGCTTTCTGTTGTTCAGGAGCTTTCTGGTAAAACCTTTATGGTACATCGCGGGCACAACCCAGACGATCCACGCTTAGACGAGGCAAAAGAAAAAGAATCTCCCTCTGACCCGGGGGCGGAAGTAGCTCCCGGTCAAATTAAAGACGCAGCTAAAGGGTATCAAGGTCTAGTTCAAGAAGATATTGAAAAATCAGCCATCCTAGCTCCAGGAGAAGCAGCCGGTCCGGCAATTACTCCAGATCTTGCAAACGTCGAGAGTGGGTACCTAGGTCGGTACTTTGACGACAATGCCGAGCTTGTTGATATTATTGACGGCCAGGAGCTTGTTGATTTTATCTTTGCCAATAAAGCTAAGATGCTTGCAGTAAATGCTCGTATGGGTGATTATAACCAGGAGGGTATTTACGACGACAATAAGGAATACTCGCCTGATGACTTTAGAAACATTATGTACGAGCAGTACAAAAAAGTCTATGACTCGCTTGTTGCCGAAGATC